AACGACCACATGTCACGGTGGAATTGCGGTGGGCTGTTCGTGCCGGTCAGGGTGAGCGCCCAAGCAACCGTGCCAGAGCCATTGAAAAAAGTTCTCTCCATGATGCGGTCGCTGTAGTCAAAGAACGGGTCATTCGCCCAGATGGTTTTTGCCCCGATCAGCTGCAGGCCAAGGGCCGCGCCGGGTTGCCACATGGTGTTGATCGCCCGATAACCGGCTGTTTCCAGCCGTGATGGTGTGATGGAGGGCACATTGCTCATCCACTCTGGCATACCTTCGTCAGCGGCTTCGTAGTCATAGGTGCTGACATCGGATGCCGTGACAAGGCGGTGCTGGTGGTCTTCGGTCCAGATCGGATAGGTGGTCTGATCCAGATATGCGGCCATGCCCGCGTCATCCAGCAGTCGGGCCGCGACGGCTAGGAAGAGCTTGCGCCCGTTGCCGGTTCCGCCGCCGCCATTGCGCCAGTTGCCGCCTTCGACCGCGCGGGAATGCACATCAATACCCCGCTGCACCAGCGCCACGATCAGGTTGCGCTGTGCGACGGTATCGGTGCTGTCCAGTGCCCGCAGCAGGGCCGTGGCCCCATCGGATACGATGTTCGGGCCATAGTCCTGATGGTTGTCGTTGCCCCGGATGGTGCGACCCGCGTCGTTGTTGACTGACCACGCTTGCAGGGGCCATCTCTGACCTTGCAGGATATTCGTGGGAGACGGGGCAGAGGACGGCATGGTCAGGCTGGGCACGTAGGACCAGTTGATGTCGTCTTCGGTCCAATGGCTGACCTTGGACGGGGCGGCAATGCCGGGGCGGAAAGCATTCGTGGGTGGTGCAGTAGCGACCACGGTCAATGCCCCGATGAAGTCGATCCGGTCGCGCGCATACTGCGCCGGGTCTGGCGTGGTCTTGGACACGGCTTTCAAGATTGACACTTCCGTCGCCGCCGCAAAGGCCAGCGCCGATCCGGTCTTGCCGGGGTCCATATTCAAGGCAGCGTCATAGGCCAGATATTGACCCGCAGTCGGCACATAGCCGTCAAAGCCCTGCACAGTTGGGCCGGATGCCCCCGCCGCTTCGCCGTAATCCACAACCGTGCCGTTGACCCAGCGGCCAGAAACATCGGCGCTGGCGGGGGTGATAGACGTAATCGACACGCCAGATGCGTTGATCAGGAAAGGGTCGCCGTTGCAGTATCGGCCCTGCGTGACGGATGCGAAGGAATAGGTAATCTCTCCGTTCTTCTGGGCAAAGGAGGTTGCAGACGCGCCCGCGTTGTAAGTCATCGGATCGGCGGATGCGCCGACCGGCACATCATAGCCCACAGGCCACGGGGCCGCCGTGCGGTGGCCGGATGACACAAACAGCACGCGCTGAATATCGGACGCTGTGCCCGCCCGGTAAGCGATGCTCGGGCCGCGATTGGCAAGGGCAGAGCCATGCACGCGGGTCGCATCCCATGAAGCAGGCTCAACCGTGCCAAGCACCCACTTCTTGAAATAGGCGGTATTGCCGATGCTGCGCTTGCGCAACCAGTAATAGGTGCCGACCGTCAGCGCCCCAAGATTGGTGGACCCGGCGGCGGCGGGGTCGTTGGGGTCTTCGCCCGGCATCTGCGCAAACAGCACCCCAAGCCGCACGGCAAATCCTGGCCCCGCGTTACTGCCCACCGTACCTACGCCATTGTGCGGACGGAAGCTGAAACGGCCCGCTGCGGTCTGGTGCTTGTAGAGGATCAGTTCTTCGTAGTCATCGGCGGAATTGATGTTGGCAAAGGCATCGCTGTCATCGCGATAAATGCTGCGGTAGCTGGACGGCGTGCCCCAGAAGGTCAGCGCCTTGCCGCTGGTGGGGGCCTGCGCTTCGGCGGCGATCAGCCCTTCGATCCCGGTGCCAGATCTGGTCCAACCTGCGGCCAGAATGGCGGCGGTATTGTCGCCAGCCGTGAAGCCGCTGAAATCCTCGCTGAAGGTTTTCCCCACGGCCAGCGGGGCTTGCAGATCAATGATCGTGTCGCCCGTGCCGTTGGTATAGGTGTCCCGGCGATAAAGCGTCAGCCCATAGTCAGCATCTACCGGGGTATAGTCGGCAGACGTGGCCCCGCTGATCGGGGTCGCAGCCGGTGCGCCGCGATACCACTGATAGGTGACGCTGCTTGCGTCAGTCACCACAGGCTCGGTAATCAGAATGGCCTGCCCGACGATGGGCTGCGCATCGACGCTACCAACGGTCAGGACAGAGGGCAGGACAACGCCCCCCCCCCGCGCCGCCGTCAGCCCCAGCCCAAGCCCGATGAACATGCCCGCCACCCCCTCAGAGAATTGCCGTCCAGCCGGTGTTGCCCGAGCCGGATGTTTTGAAGTAAAGCCGGGAACCTGTCGTCCCGTCCTCGCGCCAGTAGCGCGACCCGACAGGGGCCGTGACCACGCCTTCCGGCGATCCCGTGCCTGACGTTTCCAGCGTGGCGTCGGTGCCAAGTTTGATCTGCGCGACAGACAACGCCGAGCCGTCAACCGTCACGCTCAGCGCGCCAGCCGTCCAAAGTCCCATCTTGTTGGTCGAATGGTCATAGGTGACGCGCCCAACTCCGGTGTTGTTGGTGTCGGAGAAATACAGGTTGCCGCTTGCAATATCCGGCGTCTGGACGGTAATTCCGGCGCTTGTCGTGCCGTTCGATACCACCAGATCATCAGCCGCCGATGCCAACGCCGCGATAGGCCGCCCGATCCGCACGTTACCCGCGATTTCCTGCACCCCGGCGTTGTTGCCAAGGACCGTCACCTCAGAACCGCCAGACCCGGAATAGGCGAAGTGCGTGACCGGCGTCATCGCCGTGGTCATGTTGTTGCCGACGACTTGCAGGTTGACGATGTTGGCATTCGTCTTGACGCCAGCGGTCGTCACGGTCGGGGCATCGGTCACGCGCTTGCCGTAGGTGTTGCCCATGACCCTGCACTTTTCGACCGCTACCTGTATCGCCGCGTCACAGATCGCCGCGACACCGCCGCCCGAGGTGTAGGTTCCGAAGCCGGTCGAGTTGACGTTGACGGTGATCGTATCGTCGGTAACGGCGGTAATCGTCGGGGTCAGCCCGTTGATCGCGGTCATGCCGTTGACGCCTTCGATTTTTACCACCTGACCGGCAGTCAGCCCGTGCGGCGAAGTGAAGGTGATGACGGCGCTGACGGCCTTGGTGATGCCACTCACATAGAGCAGATCTTCGTTGATGTCGCAGTCGGCCCAGGAGAATTCCTGCGTCGTCCCGGTCGAAGTCGGGGCCGGAACGTCGGCCATCTTGCCGCCCGCGTAGTGCAGCGCGGACCCAATGAAGTGGACCTTCTCAATGAGGCATTTGGTCGAAGTGTTGGATACCTCTACCAGCGCGCCGCCAAGCGACCGGAAATAGCAGCGGATGAAGGACCAGTGACGCGCCCAGTTTGTGGTCGTGCCGCTGGCCGTGATCCGCACGTTCGCTTTCCGGCAGCGGTCGATTACCGTGTTAACGACCCACAGGTTTGTCAGCGCGCCGCTGGACAAGTCACAGTCAAAGCCGTAATCCTCGCCGTTCGCCCAGCAAGCAACGTCGGCAACCCGGAACGTGTCGATGCCGTCCAGCGCGGTGATCTTCCAGACCGCCTTGCCGCTGCTCATCGTCTGCGGCGACGTGATCTGGATGGAGTCCACGCGGAAGTCCGTGCCGCGATAGATTTCCCAGCAATGCAAGCCGCGATCTGCCCGGAAGTTGCCCGTGCCGTTGGCGATGCGGACGCGCGGGCAGTTGGCCGTCGCGCCCATCTTCAGGATGCCGGGCACTTTCGACAGGTCAAAGTCGGTGATGTAGATGGACGAGGCGTTGTCGATCACAAACGCATGTGTCGCCGATGTGCCGTCGTTCAGGCATTCAAAACGCCCGTTCTGGAACACAACCCGCGACGTGATTCCACCCGCAGGATCGCCAACCGTGATGAAAGTGGAATCTGCCGCATCCGCCGTGAACCGCAGGCGCGCGTTGTTGAAGTCGATCAGCGCGTCAGACCGGGTAATTGCAGGCGGGTTGACAGTGATGTTGTAAGTCCGGCTGTCGAACCGGCAGATCCGGATATCGCCGCTGTTGACCACCGCATAGGCCGCCGCGATCTTGGCGTCATCGGTGCCGCCGAAGTGTTCCGGCGAAACGAAACTGTCGGCTACCTTCAGCTTGACGCCGCCCGCCGTGGTCAGGTGTTCGCCGCTGGAAACCTCCAGGTAGCGGTATCCGCCCGCATCCCAGATCGACCCGGCCCCGCGCGCCGCCTCCGCAGATGCCACCAAGGCGGCAACCGTTGGGTATGCGAAGTCGCCAGCCGAGAAAGCGGACAGCGCTGCGCGGGCGTATTTGTTGGTCGTGCCGTTCGCCACCAAGATATGCGAAGGCGACGTGACAATGGGAAGCGCATTCGGCGCTACGGGCGTTCCGGCCATGGCATTCTCGCGATTTGGGGGGAAGGTCAGGCCCGGAATTCGGACCAGTAGGTGATGGACAGCGCGCCGGAAACCACGTTCACGCGGTAATGCCAGCCGACCGGGACCATGAAGCTGATCGCCGACTGCACGCTGCCCCCCGTGCAGGATGCGCCGACATGAGCCGCCACGCCGCCCGCTGTCGCCCCAAGAAAAACCTCAGCCGAACCCGCCGCCGCGTTGCCGACGATGGTCAGCGCGACGAACAGCGGGCGGCCCGTGGTGTTCTGGTAGGTCGTTGCGAAGGCGCGCGAACCCGTCACAAGCTGCGGGGTGCCGCCGACCGTGTTCTTTTCCACATGGTCAATCACCGCCGCGCAGGTCGGGAGGGTCGTGTCGTTGTCATTGGCTGAAATGCTGTCCGCCGCGACGACGAGGGTTGCAGCCGCGACCTGCGCGGTCGTGATGGTGTCCAGTGTCGCCAGATCGCCCAGGCTGGCCTCTAGCGTGTCATGCCGATCCCGCGTTGCGGTATCCACGGTTTCGATGGCATCCTGCACGTTCGCCGCCGGGACGTTCGTCGTCGGGCTGAAGGCGATCAGGGACGCCAGCGCGCCGCTTGAAACCGACTTTGGGCATTCTTCCAGCGTATAGAGCGTTTCGCCGCCGGAAGTGGTAACGACCACCTTGGCGTTCGTCTCGATGTAGACCTGCGGGAAGGTGCCGTTTGCATCCGCTACAACCGGGTTCGTGGTCGAAACCGTCTTCCCGCTGTCCAGCCAAACCTCGATCTCGGTCGTGGTGCCGATCGCGTAGAAATAGGCCAGCGCGCCACCCGCAGGCAGCCCGTTGGCATCCCACGCGCGCAAGGCGTCGTAGATGGCTTGATCGGCCATTCGGTTACTCCTAGGATGGTCGGATGCAGGATTTCGGATCAGCCGAAATATTCGTGATCGCGTTCTGCGGCGCGTTCGCCGCCTTGGCGGTAGGCTTTCTGCTGGTCTACAACTTCCACGGCCTGAAACGCGGCTTCGACATGCAGCACGCGTTCGGCTTCTTGTTGGGCTGCCTTATCGTGGTAGTAGCTGGCTTCTCACTCGGTCAGTTGCCATAGGCAGGGCAGTGAAGCCGCCCAGCGCCAAGGCATTGTAGAGACCACGCCCGACACCTTGCTGAACCGGGTTTGCGGCCAAGCTGTTCAGGATCACGCCAAGCGCGTTCTGCGCCGAACCGCCCTGCCGCGTCAGAAGATCGGCTAACTCGCCCTTCACTTCGTCGCGCAGGCGGGCCACGGCTTCCGGGCTTGCGCCAGTAATGCCGCCAATGAAATTCTTTCCAGCCTCGACCAGCTTCCCGCTGCGCAACGGGCTTGGCGTAGTCGCTTCGATGACGGCCCGATCAGCCATGGCGCGGCCAGCCGTGGCGCTGTTCGCCGCCGTTCTGGCGCGCAGGCCCAACGCAGCCCCAGCCTTGCCGATTTCCGCTTTGATCGCGGGCCAGTCAGCCCCAAACAGGGCCTCCATCTTCTTCTGCGCGTTCGGGCTGGTCAGCGACTTGAAGGCGGCAATCGCCTGCCGCGCGTCAATGTTCTGGTCGGAAGGCACAGCCTTGATGTTGCCGATCACCTCTTCCATCTGGCCGATCAGCCCGACCTTCATTGCGTCACGCTCTGCCGGTGTCGCCGTGCGGATGGCTTTCAGCGCGTCATAAGTCGTCGTCCGGTCCGCTAGAAGTTCAGACCCGAACTTGACCGCGTTGCGTTCTGAAATGGCGTCAGCGGCCACGCCAAGGGCCGTCTTGTATTCGGGGACAGCGGTCGCCACCGCATCCCGAATGTCGGTTGCAAGGCTGGCATAGGCCGCGCCAAGGCGGGTTTGCCCGCCCAATGCGCCAGCGCCGTCGCCGCTCTCGGCCAATTGGTTGAGCGCCTGCTTGATGTAGTCCCATTGCCGCACGTCCGGCGGGCGCGTGAACGTCACGCTGCCATCGGGCGCAATCGTCGCCATGATCTGCGCCGACTTCTCGCCGCGCAGCCGCATCAACTCGTTGGCGTAGCTGATAGCCTTGCCCGGCAGGCGCGGCGTCACCTTGTCCAGCAGGATCGAACCGGCTTCCGACGAATAGTCAATCGGCTTGGCATAGGCGGTATCATAGGCCGCCTTGCGCGCCGCTGCGGACCCCGTGCGGGCGGCATCCATGGCCTCACCGACGGCAACCTTTGCACCGCTCGGGTTGACAGCGCCCATGAGGTCGTCGGTCGCCTTCCCGGCGCGCGCCTCGATCCGGTCGAATGCAGCGCGCGAACCCGCCACAGGCGACCGCATGGCGCTGTCAGCAGTCACGCCCAGCGCGGGCGAAGCATCGGCTAGCATTGCATCCGCCCCAGAGGCATCCAGGGCCTGCCGCATGGCGTTCGGATCGTCGGACCCAACGATGTTCCCGACGACCTTCGCCGTCTCCGGCGAAACGCCAAGCCTGCCACCGATATCCTTGGCGATCCGAGACGCGCGCGCCGCATCCTTGATGCTGCGCCATGCCGCCTTGCCGACTTCAGAAACGACCGGGATAGCGCCGCCGATACCGCCACCGACCAAAGCGCCGACCCCTGCGCTTTTCAGACGGTTTGTCGCCCCGCCCTCGCCTTCCATGAAGCCTTGAGTTGCGCCAGCGCCAGCGCCGAATTTCGCTCCTGCGAAAATCTTTCCAGGCAAAGTCGTCGCCGAGGATACCATGCCGACGCCAGCAAAGGCGGGGACGATTGCGCCTATCAGATCGGCAGTCACCCGTCCAGCCGTGGACATTTTGTCCTCGTTGCCACGAAAGCGCGCCAGTTCCGAATTATAGGACCGGCCAGGAAGCGCGCCATACGCCGCCGCCGATGCCTCGTCACCGACGACCCCCAGCGTCATGCTTTCGCCCGCACGGTTCAGCCATGTTCCAAGGCTTTCGCCGAACGACTGCACGCCGTCTTTCGGGTTCCCGATGACGTTGTCGTAGATCGCTTGCCCCATAGTGCGCGGCGGAACGTTCTTGTCATAAGCCGCCTGAGGGTCGCGCGACATGGCCGAAAGATCGGCCATACCCGCCGCCATTTCAGGCGACTTGGGCTGCGCAGCCGCATCAGCGCGCCGACGACGGGCGCGCGCAAGCGCCATGGCCTTTTCCTGCTCGGGTGTCATTGGAACAGCGCCCTTTCTTCGGGTGTCAAATATTCCCAATCGGCTGGATCAATGCCTGCCGGGATGTTGCCTTGCGGCGTTGCAGGCATAGTGCCAGACTGTCCCGCTGAAGGCGCAGTCGCTGGTTGCTGCCCCGGCATCATCCCAGCCGCTTCCAGCTTCTTGCGACCTTCCGTTATGGCATCCCGTAGTTCGGTCAGCGCCGCGCGCAATTCTTTAGAATCCTTCGTGCGGGATAGGCGGGCAACCGCAGCCTCGGCCTTGCGGCTTTCGTAGTCCGTGATTGCCCCGCCGCCCTTTAGCATGGCGCGCGCGGCCATCCAGGTTTGGCTCTGAAGTTGCCCAATCTTTTCAATGGTATCGACGCCTTCGGGTCCGTAGTAGGCACGGGCATAGAACGGCAGTTCGTCAACATTGTTCCCGCCGCCACCAACAATCGCCCCGGTTACGCGGTCCAATGCCGGGCTGTTGATGATGGCGTCAATCAGTTCCACCGCCTGATCCGGGGTGCCGGGGGTGTAAACGTCCCCGACAGTCGTCGGCTTGTCGCCACCAGCGCCGCCGACCGACATGATGGTTTCGCTGCCATCCGGGTTGCGCGTGGTGACGCTGATCCCTTTGCCCTTCTTCGCGCTCTCGAATTCCAGCCGGGAAAGCGGCGTCCGACCGGCGGCCTGCTCCTCTTGCACATACCGCTGATAGTCGTCGGCAGGCTTGGCGGCATAGCCAGGAATGGGCGCGACACCTGCGGCGGGATTGGTCGGATCGGTCCACATGAACCCCTCCGGCGCTCCCTTCATCGGATCGACCGGCGGCGGCGCGAACGCCTCCATCGCGTCCAACACGCCCTGCCCCATCGCCGCATAGGCCGGGAACATGTCGAAGGCGTATTGCGCCGGGTCAACCCCCTGACCACGCAGGAAGGCGTCATATCCCGCCTTGTCCTTGCGCTGGTAGAAATAGGCCGCGCCGGAAAGCGTCTGGTTCAGCTTTTCCTTCTCGGCGGCCAGCGTGGCGGCGTCCATCGCGGCGGCTTCGGTGCGCAACTTCTCGGCAGCGGCCTGCTTGGCCTGTTCCCGCCGCATCGCCAGTTCTTCTTGCTGGATAGCCATGTTCTGCCGCGTCGCGTCCATGCCAAGACGGCTTTCCTGGACCCCAAGCGCCGCCGCCGGATCATACCCGGCGAGCGCGTTCAAAGCGCCCTGGTCGCCAGCGATGATGCCCGGCCCGTTCTGCGACAGCATGTTCTGGTAGGCCCGCTGGCGCAGGTATTCGTTCTGCTGCGCGGCAGCGTCGTTGCCAGCCGACAGCGCGCCAAGAGCGTTGACGCCCACGCCGGACATGGGGATAGACGGGTCAAGTGCCATGGCTACCTCAGATCTGGATATACTGGCGCGCGGGCGACCGCATGAAAGCGGACGGATCAAGCAGGTTGGCGACCATGCGCGGCGGTTCGGGCTGTTGCGGCATCATGCCAAGCGCGTTCTGCGGGGGCTGTTGGAGTGCGTAGGCAAGGGCATTGCCTTCGCCGCCGAGTAGTTCCAGCGCCTTCTGACGATGCGCCGACATTTGGGTGTTGACCTTGTCGGCCACGGTTCCAGGTGCGCCGCCATTGCCCGCATCGCTGGCATTGTATCGGCCCGGCGCGCCCGCGTTGACGATGGAATACGCATCCATCATGCCCATGCCGGGCCGCCAGCCGCGATCCATGTAGTAACGGACGATTGCGCCGTTCGCGCCAAGCTGCGACCCAAGCGGATCGTTCCAGTCCACGCCGTATTCGCGCGCCTGCGGTTGGCCCCACTGGATCAGCCCGCGATGCTGCCCCCATTGCGTCGTCGGCCCGGCCTGCGTCGGGTTGAACGTGCCGCCGGTCTCGTAGCTGATGATGGTCGCCAGATCGACCGGGTTCATCCCGAGCGCGTTGGCGGCCTCGATGATGCCGGTGCGCAGGTCCATCAGACAAAGCCCCCAAGGCCCGGCCCGCCGAACATCCAGTCATTGGTCGGGGAATTGGGCATGTTCTTCTGGTATTGCCACGCGCCAAGGGCATTCGTCAGGCCGGTGTTGAAGGCATTCCCGACCCCGATAGCCCCGGCGGCTTGCGCGTTGCCACGGCCAGCCAGCGCGTTGCTGACGCCCGATGCGGCGTTCTGCGAAGCATTGCCGCTCATCTGCGCTGCGTTGATGCCGGTGTCCATCAGGCCGCCAAGCCGCGACATGTATTGGTCATACATGCTGGTCGCATAGTCCTGGCCGAAGGATTGCAGGCCCTTCATCGCCGCACCGGAGTAGAGGCCGCCACGGGCCGCCGCGCCTGCCTCGATGGCATTGACGCCCTCGTTCATGCGGAAGTCGTAGCCGGGCGTTTTCGTGTATCCGAGATAGTTCGTCGGACGGTCGCCCAGCCCCATTTCATACATGTAGGCGTTTTGCGCGTCCAAGCCGCCCGTGCGGTAGGGCGCGAGGTCGCCCCGGATCAGGTCGCGGGTTTCCCGCTGAAACGCGATATCCTGATTGGCCGAAGCCTGTTGCGCCTTCGCGGCCTTGTTGGCGGCGCTCATTTGCACAAGCCCGCCGACGATAGCTGCACCGATGCCCATTAAGGCCTCCATCCAAGCATCGCGACAGGCTCGTCAAGCGGCAGCCTGCCGTCGATTTCAAAGCCGATGCGGCGGCACATCGCCAGCATCGCCCGGTTGCTTTCCTTGACCCATCCGACGATGCGGGCCGCGTTCTGTTCCGCCGCGAAGTCAGCCACGATCCGCGCGGCGGCTTCGTCAACCTGCCCCCACGCTTGCGGAAGGACGCCGATGTGGCCCATCCACACGCCCGGCCAGAAAGCCGGATGGAACGCGCCGCAGACACCGCCGGAAGCCCGGTATTCGCAGAAGTCAGGCAGCGGCCCGTCGTCCAGCATTGCCGCCTTGCGCTGCGAGGGATGCGCGAAGAACGGGGCGGCCTCGGCGGGTGTGAGTTTCAAAGGCCGCTCAGGTAGTTCCGCAGTTCTTCCGGCTGCGAAGGTTGTTGCGTTGCGTAGAGGCCGCCAGCTATCAGCGCCGGAAAGAAAAGCGCGTTAAGGTTTTTCAAGTGGGCAAGACGAGGGTCAAACCTAGCGAAGCGCGACCGGGGGCCGAGAATGCCGACCACATGCCCTGCGCCAGCGCGTTGCCAACCGTCTTGGCCGTGCCCCAAGGATCAGCCCCCAAGGCGTTCAGGACCGGCTTTATCCGCGATCCGCCTTGCACCGCCTGCGGGACGATCTGGTAAACCTGACCATCGCGCGTTCGGTAGACGTTGCCGTAATCGCCTTGCCCGATGACGATATCTGTCTCGGGGTTTGCGCCGATTGGCAGCGAAAGCCCGTCAACGTATGGGTCAGCCATGGCGAGCCGTGACCTCAGTAAAGCGCGACGATGTTGGTCGCGGTCGTGTTGGTGGACATGACCATGGACGCCTGCACAGGCAGCACAGTGCCAGCCGCAACGCCCGTGAACGTCACCGCCGAGCCGCCGTCCTTGCCGACCACCGCGACGTTGCCCGCGCCGCCGATGTAAAGCGCGCGGACACCGCGCAGGATTGTCGTGTTGGACGGCGTGACCGCCGCAAACTGATATGCCGGATCGCTGATCGCCGTCATTGCAAAGCCCTCAGATTGTCCCGGCCACGACGACCGGGAATTGGAAGGTGAAAACGGTTGTCCCGTTGGTCATCACGACCTGGCCGACCGCCATTGCGAAGAAGCCGGGCCGATCATTCGCAGGAAGTTCCGCCGTTTGCGTCTTGGTCAGGCTGTAGGACACCGAGCCCGCGTCGTCGCCGGTCGGGGTGAAAGACACCAACGGCCCCTCGTCGCCCATCTTGCGCTTGATCGTGCCGGTGCCGCTGTAACCCGTCCAATCCTGGCCGGTCAGCGTGAATTCACCGTCAAACGGTTCGCCTTGCGCAACCTTGATGCCGGGGAGGTAGATCATGCCAGCGCCCCCTTGACCGCGACCAGTTCGGCCCGCGCTTCCGCGTCAACCGTCGCGCCGCCCGCCGCATCGGCAACCGCCGCAGCCGCCACCAGTTTGGCCTGAACCGCCGCAAGATCAGCGGAAAGCGACGCAAGAACGTCGTATCCGGCCTTCGTCAGCGTGCCTTCCGGCGTGAAATAGCGAATGTCGGTGCGGATCATGCGACTTCGACCTCAAGCGCTGACAAGATCGGCACTTCCATCGTGCTGCTTTGCGTGATTTCCACCGCGCACATGCGGCGGAACTGGCCCAGATTGCGCCATGTGACCTGCCGCCCGTGTTGGCCGATCTGGCCCAAGTCACGCGTCTTTTCCGGGCCGAACACCACGCCGTCGCGCGTGGTGCGCAGCGTAATCATCGCCATATCGTCGGACGCCGCCCAGCCAAGCCCGCGAAAGTCATCGTCCGTCAGGAAGCTATCGCCGTCGTCCAGAACGAAGTCGGTGTCATTCTGCTTGAACACGCCGACACGCGGGAAAGCCGCAATCCGCGCTATGCTGAACGGCTTCCCCGGCGCGACAGGCAGAGACACGGCCCGGCGAACCAGCGGATTCCCGTTGTCAAGGCAACGTTCATGCAGCACCGACACGCGGCCAAGGTGGGTCCCGACATACCACTGGCCGCCGATCTTGACCGATTGCCGCGCCGACCAGCACGCGCCGTTCTCGTCGCGCTCGTGCCATTCCCCGGTTGCAATGTCGTAGCACCACGCCGGGGCATCGCGGAATGTCAGGCAGATGAACCCATGCCCGCGCTGCTCATAGTAGAACAGCGTTTCCGCGACATTCTCGGTCAGCGCGATTTCAACCGGCGGCGTCGAGATCGGCTTGACCCCGCCCGCGTAGATATGCACCCGGCCATCCGATCCGACAAACGCCATGCCGTTCGGGAACGTCGTCACCAGCCCGAAACCGGCCAGCCCGGTTTCTTCCATGGCCCCGCTGATCCGCTGGAAGGCGTTGACGCCCGCCTGCCCGGTGACGCCCCAAAGTTCAATCCCGCTGGCCTTGAACAGGAACAGGATGTCTTTCAGCACCACGCCGCGCAGGATCGCGTCGTTGTTGATTTCCGCAGATGCAAAGTTCAGGCCGTCAATCGTCGTCGGGTCGGCCAGATCGGACCACGCAAACCGCCGCCCGCCAAGTTCCGTCAGTACGGTATAGCCGCCGATGTAGCTGACCGATGCCACTGGGTAGTCAACTGCAACCGTCGCAAGCGTTGTGCCGTTCCAGGTCCGATAGACCCCATCCGAGACGATGCAGGCGTATCCGGTGTTCTCGACAATCCCGGCTTCTTCGCTTTCCCCGACCGTGCCGACGTCCGTCACTTCCTGCGAAACAAGATTGATGCGGCTCAGAACGCCGCCGCTGATCGTCATCAGTTCGCCATTGAACGGCACAAGCGCGCGGCAGAACACGCGGTCAAGGTCGGAGATCTGCTCCATCCCCATGACGGACCGCAGCACATACTGGCCGCGACCGCCCGGCATGACCGGCTCGCGGTAGTAGTTCACCAGCCGCGCGGTATTCGCAGCCGGAAACAGCGCGTCCGACGAAGATGCCGAGGTGAATTCCAACTTCACGGCAAGAACCTGCGCCGCCCGCCGCGCGAGGGGCTGTAGATCATCGAATAGGGCATTTCGGCCTCATCAACGAGCATGTAAGCCGCCTGCAACTGGCGCAGGAATTCGTCCGTCTCCGGGGCCGCAGTCGCGTTGCTGTCGGCCAGACGGCGGGAAAGCAGGTAGACCGTGCCTTCCTGGAACTTGTCTTGCAGGGGGAACGTATCCGTCAGCGCAAGATCGGCGTGCAGCACGTTGACGCCGACCAGTTCCCAGCCGTGCATCATCATGTTCAAGGCATCCAGCGCGGTTTCCGCCTGATCCGCCGTCATCGGCTCGTCTTCCGCGACGACGCTGATCTTGCGGTAAGCCCGTTCGATGATGTCGCGGACAGTTGCCATCAGTCATCCCCCGGAATGGGTATGGCGGGCCATGACAGCCCGCCCCGTTGCCTTAGTTGGTCAGGCGCATCCCGAGGCGCGGATCGCAGTCCACGCCCCACAGCACGTCAAAGCGCATCGTCTGGGCCAGGGTCTTGCCGTCCACGAATTCCGTCACCGAGATCGAGACCCGGTTGCCGGTTTCCGTATGGGTCTTGACGCCCATGCCGCTTCCGATGTCCAGCGGACGCGACACCAGCATCAGAGCCGCCGGGTCCATCAGAAGCGACTGGCGATAGCCCGTGCCGCCCGTGCCGGTCTTGACGGTGATATCGGCTTCGTCCGCCGGGGCCGCCGTGACCGTCTGATACGCACCCGAGGTGATGATCGGGGGCGAGATCGTCAGCGCCGCCGGGCCGGTCGAGGCGCCCGAGTTGGCATCGGCAAGCACGGTGAAGGTTTGCAGTCGGCCCGTGCTGGCCTTGGTGGACGGGTTCACCGCATAGACGCCCGCGATGGTGATCACGTCGCCCGCCTTCAGGATGCCGGTCACCGAGTTGGTCCAGCCGTCGGTGTTCAGCGTCTGCGACCAGCTGTTCTTGGCCGTGTCGTATGTGACGTTCTGCGACGCGCCGTTCACCTTCGGGGTGCCGGTGGCGGTCCCGACGGTGTGGGTCGGGGCGAAAACACTGGTGTAGTTCATGAAGCCGCCGAATTGGCCGATGGTGGCTTCTTCCAGCGCCGTCTTGTTGGCGCCGTTGACGTAGAGCGAGGCAACGGTCCCGGCCAGCTTCGCGCCGCCCGCAGGGGTGTGGATCGCAACACGGCCCATTTGCGAGATGTTCGCGTCGGTCATGATCGCGCCCGCGTCCGCCACCGATGCGAAGGTCGCGGGGACGGTGCCCGGCGTGCCGTCGAGCCAGTAGAATTTGGTATATTGCGATGCGATGGATGCCTCGATGACTTCCGCCATGCGCTGCATCGCGGGGTCAACCACATCTTCCGACCAGCGGTCGAACGACAGCGTGCGGTCCTTGGCGCTGATCACGACCGGGATCGTGTTCGTGCTGGACATGGTCACGTCCTTGACGCCCTGGGTCACGTCCTCGGTGTAGGAAGTGATGTCCAGGTTATCGCGTTGGCCCAGATAGGCGGTCGGGCGGCGGACCTTGATCGTGTCGCCGACATAGGAGAATTCCGACGACAGGTCGGTTTTCACCTTCTGTCCGAAGACAAACTTGCTTTCCAGGCGGCGCAGGGCTTCCCGCGCGACCTGGGTCGGGGTGTAAAAAGCGTTAGGCATTCAAGCCATCCTTTCAGAGTTTGAACGTGCCCCCGGCCTCACGCCACTTGCAGAATTCGGCGTAAGACATGTTCGGCGAGTAGCCATTGGGCGTGACGCCGCCGCGCACAGGCGCGATGGGTTCCGGGGCCTTCGTGGTGGGTTTCGGCATGGCAAGCGCGGCCTCGATCCGACCGAGTTCGCGGGCTGCCTGCACGGGGTTCATGCGGGAGAGGAGTTGCGCCTTTTCCGGGTTTTTCCCGAGGTAATACGTCAGGTCGTGCGCCGCCTCGGATTCCAGAACCATCAGCGAAAGATCCTGCGAAACGACGGCAGGATTTGCCGCGACCGCAAGCGCCTGATCGAAGTCGCCATACTTGGACCGGGCGTCGGCCATGCCGTCCGACCAGTCCTTGTGCAACTCCTGCAAGTGCTGTTGCCGCGCGATTTTCTGCGCCTTCCGCAGTGTCTCCGCTTCGCCGGTCACTTCGGCCTCAGCCAGCCGGGTAGCCATTTGCGCCTGTGCCCAAGCGCCTTTGGCCGCCGCATACTCGATTGGGTCCTGGAAATCGGCTTCTTTCGGTTCCGCGATTGCCTGGGCCGCCGCTTTGATCCGCTGGATACGGGCTTCCGCATCAGCCAATCTCTGGGCAGTCTGGGCCTGCTCCTCTTTCAACCGGCGTTCTGCGGCTTCGCGCCGCTCGCGCCTGATCTGGGATTTGGTCTTCTCCTCGGCCTCGGCCTTTGCCGCAACCTCGGCGGGCTGGTCTGCAACCTGCCCTGGCGTGTTTTCCGTCGCCTCCGACGTCTCGTCATCCGACGAAATGACGGCTTCGTCGGCTGCCCCTTGAAGGGCGGCCAATTCCTGCTCGCTCATGCTTGTGATCCTGTGTTCGGGTTAGCCCGTGTATCCGGGCATGGGGGCAACAGGCCCCACATTCATTCCGGCGACCATGCGAAGCTGGGCCAGCATCTGCGCCGTCTCCATCTTCGCCTTCTCAGCCTCGGCCCGCGCCTTTTCCGCGTCCGCCGCCGCTTTCTCAGCCGCCGCAATCGTCTTCTTCAATTCGGCTTCCTGCGCCATGGCCTGCATTTGCGCCTGCTGTTGCGCTTGTTGCGCCTGCATCTGCTTCATCTGCACGGCTTGCTGGTCTTGCTGGTCCTTCTCGTCGTCTTCCAGCAACTGCGGCGGCAGTGTCTTGCGCAGCCGCTCGGCGATCCGTTCGCTGTCCGGCCATTCCTGCGATCCGGCGATCAGGTCGGCGATCAGCGGCGCGGCCTGCGGAACGCGCTGCATGAAGTCCAACATGTTCGTCGCGGCTTCCTGCTTCTTCGTCGTGTAAGCCGGGCCGACCGACACGCGCACGGCATACTTGCCCGAGGTCATGTCGTTCCGCTTCACGATTCCGTCAGGGCCGATCATCATCTGGTTGATGGTCTCGATCTTCTCCTGCCCGTCTTCGCCAAGCAGCCGCACGACCCGCTGCGCGTCGTAAACCTCGGGAATCATGCCGACGATGATCCGGCCCGCGTGGCCAACCGCCTTGACCATGTTGTCGGAATAGACCGAGGTCGAAATCTCCGCTTCGCGCTGCCGCGACTGGATCGCCACGCCGCTGGTTTCGTTCGACCGCGCGCCCAAGGACGCGTCGTAAATCCCCGTGGTGCGCTTCATGTCCTCCGCTGCGATCTGGGCTTCCTGCACCAGCGCAGACGACGTCATGGGCGGCGGAACACGGGACGGCGTGGGTGCCGCAGGGTCGGGGTTGTAGACCAGGTAAGGCACGTTTGCGGTGTTGGCGCGTTCCCAGAACGTCTTGAGACCTGCAATCTGCTTCCCCGTCACAAGATAGGGCGCGCGCGGTTGCAGCAAGGTCGTCTCGACACTGGCCGTCCGCATCACGTTGTAGGCAACCTGCGCGTCCTTGGCGAAGCGGATCGCGCCGGAACGGTAGACTTCTTCCCCGATGTGCAGTTCTTCGCCCGTGATGGCGATGATCGGGATATACTCGCCCGGCACGCGCTGCGGGCCTTCCAGGATGTCTTCGCCGTTGGTCTTGGCCCACATCACCTTGGGCTTGCGAACCGTCCGCTTGCGCGTGATCTGCAAGCCTTCCGGGAACGGCCCACGGATCACATGCCCCATCGGCGTGAGGGCAATCTCGTATTCGTCGTGGTCCAACCAGAAATACTCGGCGACCGTGACCATCTTCCCGCCGCGCCAGTCCAGATACCATTCCGGCAGCTTGGCGTCCTTGAAGTCGGTAAGTTGCGCCTTCGGGTAAGCCGCCTTGAAATCGTCCTCGCGCATCTGTTCCGCGACAAAGCAGAACTTGGCGTCCTTGCGCGTCGGGTCCTTTGCCATGGGGTCGTAGTAGACCGAGAACGGGTTCCAGATGCGCTCGATGACGATGTGCTGGTCAAAGCTTTCCTGGTCGCAGTAGTCGGTCCGAATGCGGAAATGCCCGATCCCGCCGTGGACCGCGCTTTCCGTCGCGCCTTCGTAGATCGACGCCGCATCGCAGCGATATTCGATTTCGCGGATCAGTCCTTCATAGATTTCCGCCACATCATCAGACGCCATGTCGTCGGCGGCGGATACCTTGACCGCCGGGTTAAGCTGGCGAACCTGACCGCAAATCTTGCGCGCATACTGAGGCAACGCGTTGAAGACCAGCGTCGGCTTGCCTTCGTCTTCCCGGATGCGCCGGTCTTCCGACGGCCATTGTTCCTCGCCCGACAGAAAGCGCAGATCGCTTTCCGCGCGTTCGATGTGCGGCTGTTCAACGTCGCGGGCTTCCTTCAGCCGCGCACGGGCGGCGGCAAGGATTTTGTCGGTCTCCTTGCTCAACTCATCCACCCCCGCCGCGTCGTGATTTCAAAGAGCGATGCGTCAGGCACGCGCTCCACCATGTCCGGGAAAAGTTCGGTGAAAGCCCAGACCAGCGCATCCACGCGATCTGGCGACCCTTCGCCCTCGTAACCGGCGTTCGTCATCTGCGTCATCTGGTTTTCCAGTTCAGCAAATGCCCCGACATGCCGGATGCGGCCCTGTTCATACATCGCCGCGATTGGTTCGGCCCGGACGTGCTTCCCGCGCGTTGCCCGGACTTCCGTTATGTTCACGTTCGGCGCGACGGCGCGGATCGTCTGCGCCACCATGTCACCGCCCTGGTTGACCTCGACCACGATGCAATCTGCCGCCCATGTCTGGTAAAGGCTGACGGCCCGCTTGGCCCATTCCATCGGGCTGCCCTGCATACTGGCATCCGCCAGCACCACGCCCGTCTGATCGTCCGTCAGGCCCGCCACGATGATGCCGTGGTCGTCGCTGGCCTCTGTGTTCGTCACCGCCGGATCGACCGCGACCACGATGCGGCTGCACTTCGGCGTTTGCTGGATGCGATAGGCGTCCAGGCTGGACAGCGACCAAAGCGCGCCGGGCAGGTCGCCAAGGATTTCCGCGTTAAGTTCCTGCCGCCCCAGCCGCGTGCCGAGGTAGCGCTTTTCGATCCGCTGAAGGAACGACGCCGCAAGGTTGCTGCGGTTGTCCGCCGTCTTGCCCCGCGTGACAACGACCTTGCCTTCCTGCCCCGCGACGATGGCCTTGACCAGTTCAATCGGGCGCGGCGTGGTCGTCACGATCTGGCGCGGGTGCTGGCCCAGGCGAAGGCCGAATTGCGCCTGATCCCACGTCTCGCGGGCATATCGCCACTTGGCAAGTTCGTCGTGCCAGAGGAAGTCATGTTGCGGGCCGCGAAGCTGATCCGGCTCCGTCGCGTTGTAGGTGGTGGCGATTGCCCCGTTGGAGAACTCAACCTTGCGCCGCGATGCCGTGTAGACCGGGCGCTCGGCCTTCGGGAAGATGCGCAGCAGTTCCGCCACCATCACATCGCGCGCGTCTGCCGCCGTCTCAGCGATCAGCCCGATCTGGCCTGATCGGTTGGCCTGCACTTCCTCCCTGACCGCCTCGGCCCCCGTCCTCGTCTTGCCAAAACCGCGACCGGCCAGAACAAGCCAGATCGCCCAATCGCCGTCCGGCATCAACTGATCTGGCCGCGCCAGGAAGCCGCGCCAATTGTAGAGCAGGCTTTCCGCCTCGACCGGGTTCAGCGCCGCAAGGAATGCCGCGCGCTCCCCGTCAGGAAGGTTCGCCAGCGTTTCGACTGCGGATGGCATCTAGGAGCGTTGCAAGCTTGGCAAGCGATTGGTCTTCCGTGCGGATCGGGCCTCCGTCCTCGTCGCCTTGCAGGGTGACGCTGGACAGATCGGGCAGCGATTTGCGCAGAAGGATTTCGATGGCCTTCATGCGTTGCCCGTCGATTTCTATGGGCGCGCCAGTCTTGGGGTCTACGCCGTCTAGGGCAAAGTCCTGCAAGCGATTTACAAGCTGACTGGTCTTGATCTTGAGGCGGATATCGTCCTGATGCGCCCTATTCAACCGTGCCGCCATTCCGCACCTCCGGGCAGCCAATAATGGCCGCCGCCTGAGTTAGTTCCCAGATGTCCAGAAAAGCAAAAGGGAGGTCTCCACGCAGGAGCCTCCCGATTTTGTCCAAAGTGCCCTCTGTTTCACCGCGTGTCAAGCG